TAACACCTCGCATAGCTCTGTTTCGAACAAACGGATCTTCTACATCACCAAATCGCAATTCATCTTCGCGTGGGTCGTAACCGCATTTAGTACATTCCCAATTCCTATAGAATGTGTGTGGACGACTTGGCTTTCCCATGCCGCCATACTCTGCACATTCTAATTGATGCTCTCTGCACAGTATGTTACTACCGGGCCCATTATACATGCTAATTTCATTATCGCAATCTTCTAGCATGCAGGTTGGAGCAGTGCGGTACTGCTCTTTTAACACCGCACTGCTCTTTAGTTTATCCTTGCTTGGATCTCGTAACGTTGCCATTATGACCACAAGTCTTCTGCTACAACAGTAAAGCCGTTGTTTGGAGTGTACTTAGGAGTTGCTAAGTCTGTTGACTTACGCATCTGTGCAATCAGGAATGGAATGCCTGTACGCATCTCTGTAGTAAAGCCTTTAAGACCAAACTCTGCATAGCTCTCTACATTAGCCTGTGCATACCAACGTGTGTAAGAGTCTTTGACTTTATCCCAGAACATACCGTTCTCACCAAAGTTTGCTTCGAAAAACTCTTTAGTAAAGACTACCATTTTAAGCAAGTAATCATTATCTACTGTAATGCCTTGCTCAAAACACAGGTTAAAGTATTCATACAACTGCCTTGCTTCCTTAGCACGAACTGGACGCTCCTCATTTAAGTATGCCCAATACTGTGCAAACATGCGTGTTACTTCTGGATGCTTACGAGTCTTAAGGCTCTTTGACATAAGCGTATCAGCAAGCAATGTAAATGCGCCGGATTTGTCTTCATCGCCGAACTTAGCATGTGTAGCAAATAGTCCTGCTTCTGCAAGGTAATCGTTCTTAAGTGCAGTATCTAGCCAATCTGGATAGTCAGCACCATCAACTTTTACACCGTATACCATCTGCTTATAGATATCAATGGGCTCTAACTGCTCTTTTGCATCACCGTTCAGCAAAATAAAGTTTCTGCGAATCTCTAACTTTTGCTGTGAACTGTAAATGACCACAGGAACTGTTGCAGTGGCAGCACGTTCACCAAACACTTTAGTAAGGATAATATGAAGTGCAATTGCTGTATGTTGCCCATCCCACGCAATATAGTTGTCTAGGTTTTCAGGATCTTCGTATACCTGAATAGCCATGACCATTGACTCTGAAAAGTATGATAGAATCTTAAGGATATGCCGCATGTTAAGTTCACGTTGCATAGTCTCGTCAATTTGGATTTTATTAAAAGGAACTTGAATTGCGTTACACAGATTGACATCTGCAAACTTAGTCCACCCACGTTCACATGGTGGCATGCAGTTACGCCGCTTAAATTCATCTACTACTGCGTGAAGTTGTGCTGTGAAAAATGGTGCTTTAGCAAGTGCTTTGTTGAGTCGTTCTTGCAGTGTTACAAAGTTGCTCTCAGCAACGTCATAAAGCGAGTTAATCTTTTGTGCGTATGTGTTCATCAATGTCTCCATTAGCGGGCATCTTGCCCTGGGGTAGCGGTCAAACTTGACCTTCATTTATATAGTAACACCTTTAAGGTAAGTGTCAACCTTTCTCGTACACAGGAAACTCTGCATACTTTGCTCTACGTTGACCACCTTGACTCATTCCGTGGCGGAAGCCAACTACTTTACCATTGTCCAACTCAACCCAATACTTAACATCTTTCTCAGGTCCGGGCCAGCCATACTTGCCTACATTGACTTTGGTAATCATATTAGAAGCATATCGTTTTGCTTCGAAATCTCTGTCACGATACTTTGGCAAGTCCCACCAAATGCCAAAGTCGTCTTGTAGTGTTTGCTTTTTCAAATACATAGTTTAGTCCTCATTACTAGCGGCAACGTATTTGCCAAAGCGATCATAAAACTCATCAAAGTGCTTGAGCTTGTCTGGTTGGAAAGGCAAGTTGTACTGGTTGATGGCAACACGACAACCCATAACAGTCATCTCCGTAGGGAAGAAATCCATCATAAAGCGGAAGAAGTTATCCGCAAGTTTGTGCCATCCATCAACATCATCCTTGCCCATCTTCTCAAAAGTATCCTGCAGTTCGTAGCACATACCAATTGTTAGTGCATACTGTGCAGAGATCTCTTTTACTTTACACTCCTTAACTTTACCAGCAAGGATATCTGATGGAAGCGGAAGATCTTTAGCAAACTTGCGGTGATTCATAAACTTTACAGCAATGCCTTCACCCACAGTACCTGCAACTAAGTCTGTAAGTTCTGCATCACGGATGTCATCATCCTCACAGAACTGGCTTACAAAAGTCCACGAACGAGGAGTAGCAAAAGCATGCCCACTTGCACGAGGATCAAAATCAAACAAGTCTGCTTTAGCAAAGGAAATGTAACCAACTACATCCTCATGGATCTTGTTAGTCACAGCCCAATCTAACCAAGCATCAAAGTCTGCACGAATTTCCAAGTGTACAAAACGATTAGCAAGCGGAGTAGGCATTCTGTAAGTAACACCTTTGTCACTCTCACGGTTACCAGCCGCTACAATTTTAACGTTCTTAGGAAGTTCATACTGACCAACTTTTTTGTTAAGTATCAACTGATACAGCGCGGCTTGCACACTCTGTGCGCCACTGTTAAGTTCGTCAAACAGCATAACAATTGTGTCATACTTTGCTGCTTCTTCTTCTGTAGGAAAGTCCACAGGAGGTAACCAAACCATTCTATTGTTTGCTAGGTCTGGTGCAGGAAAGCCTCGTACATCAGTAGGATCTAGCAAACTAGCGCGAATGTCTATTAGTTTTGCATTGCCAAGTTCACCACTGTCAACAACGTATTGGCACATCTCTGACTTGCCAACACCTGGAGGTCCCCAAAGGAAAAGTGGGCGATCTTTTTTAAGCGCACGAATTAGTCTAGTAACTGCTTCTTTTACAGTAACGGTTCTTGCATCAACTGCGGACATTTTTGTCTCCTCAAAATTAACTTACTATTAAACATAACATCTTATACAGATATGTCAACCTTTTTCATACGACCACTGCGAACATTCTCTGCACCAAGATGCACATATAAGTTACGCAAGTCTATCATACTTTTACTATCAAGATGTTCCCAAACTAAGAGTTCACCATCTTCAATTTCAACTGCTAGATAATACATTATTTTGTTAACCAATCTGTTGGAATGTTAGCATCGCAGATACGCTCTATAGCATCTGCATCACATTTGACCCAAAAATTAGGATCGTCTTTAAGGAATACCCAGCGTTCGTCGTGCATTTTACGACCTTGTCCTAGGTTAAATGTTTCATTTTCACTGCGCATACGCACTGCATCATTGCCGTTGAACTTGCCTTTTGCGTTTACAGTCCAAGGATTACCATGCTGTTCTATGCGATTCTTACCGTGGCGAGATCTTCCCTCAAGCCAAACTACGTTGCCTTTTTCCATTATATGCGAACCTCTTCAACATTGAAACTAACAACAGCATCGTCTTTAAGGATGTCTTGGATCACACTATCCAACCCACGTTTAGTATGCCTTGTAGTTTCCCAGGCATCACCATTTTGCATCTTTGCTGTAATTACAAACTTAAACATATCTCACTCCTTAAAAACAACTTACTATTAAACATAGCACGTTTAGAGGATATGTCAACCTTTTTTCAGTCTATTTCTGGTTCAATACTATGAAACATTGTAAATTTAAAGTAATCTTTAGGCTGGCTAAAACGAATATCTACACCCAGCATACTCCATCGTATGCTCCAACGATTGCCTGGCTCTCCAAAGTGATCTTTCATCCATGCGAGAAACAAACGTTTTTCTTTGGGTGTATCGCTGTTTACTTCAGCAGTCACAATCCAACGCCAGTGAGAATCGTTTAATTCTCTAGTCCCCCAGTGTTTAAACTTTGTGTGCATTTATAAATTTCTGAAAATCACCATTGTACATTGTAAGTGCAAAATGTGTTTTTTTATCAAATAACATAATACTTCTATTACGTTTTTTTATATCTCTTATATAATAAGGTGTTTTGATAAATCTGTCAAGATCTAAAAGAAAGCGTCCACTAGGGTCAACATCCTCTATGCTTATCTCAAAATACTCCAGTTGCAATCTATCTACACAATGCAAGCATCCGCGTTGAGTTAACCTAAAGCCGCCATCGCGTCTTGCGTTTTGCCACCAGTTTTGGTATGCTATATTAAATGTTGGACGTAGGTGAAACTCTCGTGGATCGTTATCTATGAATGCTTGCGTGTATTGATCCTTAGTACGCATGTCATGGATAAATCTGCTTACCTTTGTCTAGTACAACAACTGTAAACTGATCTGTGTTAAATTGTTTATTAAGTTTTTTTGCTAAGTTGATAGCGTGTCCAGGATTGGAAAAGGAAACCTTTTTGTATTTAGGTCCTGGGTAGCTGATTAACATATTAAATGTTTTTAAGTTGATTGCTTTTTTGTCATAGTACACAGCCCAAATGCCTTCACTTGCTAACACTTGTTCTGCTTTGTATGTTTCTTTTTCAACTTTTTCTAAAAGCACGGTAGGCTTAGGTCTACTCATCTTCTGTCTCACTTATAATATGCTAATATTATTTATCCAGAAATATGCGCAGTTTACTAAAAAGTATCACCGTCTAGTTCAACTTGAACTACTGCATTTTGTGCTTTTTGTAGTTCGATAACTACATCCTGTAGTTCAGTAATGTATTCTAACAAACGAGTATAATCGTTTGCTATACCTCTTGCATCCTGTGCATTAACAGGCAAACTGTCTTTGCGTAGATTCATACAACTGTGTGCAAGACGATCTAAGTTAGGAAACTTTGGTCTAGCCATTTGCTCGTCTCAGTGTTTCTTGCATTTCCATTTTATTTTTAAATGGACCATCAAACTCATACCTACTCAGTGTAATAAGTTTAGGACAGTAACTTGGACTATGACTACCATCTTCCCAATGCACAACGTAATATCCTGCGCAGAAGAAACTTTGACTTGCTTCTGTTTTTGTGTACAATGGAAGTTTACGCTTTAGATCAAAGATTGCATTATATGGCTGTGTTTTGCAATCATATCCATGCACTTCGAATTCTTGTTTTTCTTTGTTTACAAGTTCTTTACCTTCAAAACTTACTTTTATCTTTTGCTTTAATTCTTCTAGTTGCTTAAAACTATGATTTTCTTTGCCAACAGTAAGTGTTACACCGTTTTCATTGCTGCGAATAGTGCCTACTTTTTGACCATTATCTTCTAAGATCCAAAACTTATCTTCCAGTACTGGTTTAGCTACGAATTCCATTTTGTTCCTCCACATAGTTTGCCTGCAACCATATTGCAAACTGTTGCGCATTATCTGCAATACGCTGCATATCCCACTTGCCACAGAACTTCATAAAGTGTGCGCCTACCATTGGCTTGTTCTTTGCTACGCTATGTTCACGAATAACATCATCTACATAGTCTCGTATCTCTGCAGGTTGTGCAGTCAAGTCTACCAGTGTAACATTGCGTTCATAATCATCTAGTACACGATGTTCTGCTCCATTGTGATCTGTCCAACGCTGTAGCATAAGATTATTCCAAGCAAAGCCTTTGCTATCTTTATCAGCATACGCTTCCATCAATCCAACTTTTTTACTACTGCCTTTTTCACGCACACCGGGATATGCACTGAACACGTTGTCTGTAGCATCGCCACGCATGCACTTTTTAAATAACTGATAGTCAGGTGCCGCGGGAATCTTTTGTTCGCCTGTTTTCTTGTCTAACACAGGCTTACCTTCATCAGTCACTACACCATCAACCTTAATAAGTTCATTTGTAATACCGTTATACTGATGCACAGTAGGACTTATTAGTTGTACAAAGTCTGTATCACTGCTCACAATAATGTGTGTGTCCTCAGG